TATCCTTTCCCTTCAAAGAAAACTCAATTACTGCAGTACGAGAATGCAATGGTTCAATAATCTTGTTTTTGTAGTTGCAAGTGAAGATGAAGCGGCAATTTTTATAGAAAGCTTCCATGTTTGCTCTCAATAAGAGCTGAACATCACTGCCGGTATTATCAGCCTCATCAATAATAATGACTTTATGCTTTGCTTCACTTGTAAGAGACATTGTAGAAGCAAAGTTTTTGGCTTGATTCCTTACAGTATCAAGGAATCTACCTTCATCAGAACCATTGATTACATAACAATCTGCACCGAGTTCATTACATAGAGCCTTTGCAATAGTAGTTTTACCAACTCCTGGAGGACCTGCTAAAAGCATATGAGGGATTTCTCCCTTCTTTACAAATTCTTTGAATGTATTCTTGATATGATCTGGGAGAATACACTCATCAATTTTCTGTGGACGATATTTTTCAGTCCACAGAAAGTCAGTGCGATCATTCATAATCAACCAAAGGTGCTGTCGGGTTCTAGTGCAATGAAATATTCAATACCGTTCTTTTGACCAGTGAACTTGGCTAGAAGCTTCTGTGAAATAACTACATCATAGTTACCAGGAAGAATCTTGTTCGTGTTTTCTACCTTGAAGTTAAATGTGAAATCAGTATCAGATTCACCAACATCAACAGAAAAGATGTTAGAAGAATCATTCTTCTTATCGCGCACTACAAGGCTGATGACGCCATCTTCACTTACAACAGATAGATCTGGTAGTTTGTAGACAGAAGCGGCTTTAACGAGCTGCAGGAGCTGTGTGTGATCGAGTTGGAAGCATACATCAGAGCTAGGAAGCTCTAGCTTCTTATCGGGAGGTGCAACAATAACATCGGGGTCAGCGAAGTGATAGTTTACACGACGACGACCTTCACGAATTACAACAAAACTTTCGTTACTGAAGTCTAGAGCATAGTCATCATGGAGAGATAGACCATTTAGAAACTCGTTGAGATCATAAATCGCAAAAGTTCGTGGGAAAGATTCCTTAACTTCTGCTTCAGCCAGGATGTTCTTCATCACAGAAATAGTTCTGAGCTTATTGCCCTCACCAACAATGATGCTCTGGTTGATTGAAGAGAAGTTCTTTAGGATAGAAATGGTGGAGTCAGATAGTTTCATAATAAAGCAGTAAAATCAAATTCCCATTGGGGAGTGAGTTTCAGTAGATTCTTCCGAGAATGGAAGATCAGCAAAGTGATAAAGAAGAAAAGCGTAATGAATAACCTTTAAGATATCAGTGCGACTCTTACCATCTTTCTTTCCAAAACGGGAAAGATATTTGATAGCATTAGAGCGGCAGAATGCTTCCGAATCTCCAATAGAATCAATCAGATCGAGCGTTTGTACCTTTGTTTCTTCTCCTACATAATGTCCTCTGTATGTTGAGGAGAGATAAGATTCTACCTCGCGTAAAATCTTGCCTTCATTGTACTTCCAAAAGATTTCGTCTTTGGCGTTTTTCATTTCAAGTTCATCAAATAATAAGGACCAGGCATTCATAATTATACTTTTTTATTATACCATAGTTTGATCAAATTGAGTTTCCACATCTCCATCAACCATCGAATAGCACTCTAGAAAAGATTGTTTGGTATTCTCATCAAAGCGATTCAGACAGACATTTACAGCCTTTTCTTTATCGCCCCAGATGCTGTAAGCACGGATGATATGAACAAGTCGGCGGGTAGAAATTACTTCATCAACACCACCATCGTAGAAAGTTTTGCGAATGATTTCTGCCCAGTCAGCAAGATACTTACAGAACTTGGGATCATCAACATTCAGAGACTTTGCATATCCTTGGAGAAGCTTGGTCTCAATAGCAGCCGTAGGATATTGCTGCTCGAAAGTTACAGGGAAACGTTCAAGGAATGCTTCGTTGAGAACGTTAGTGCCGATAAAACGACCATCTTCAGAGCCTTTACCTTTCGTATTAGCAGTAGCGATTACGTTGAAACCAGCTGCTGGCTCAATGAACTTACCAATCTTCTTCAGAAACACACCTTTGCCTTCTAGAATGGACTGAAGGCAGAGGATTTTGTTGGAAGCCAGGTCGATCTCGTCAAGGAGAAGGACTGCTCCACGTTCGAGTGCGTCGATGACGGGACCGTTATGCCATGCAGTATTCCCATCAACAAGCCTAAAACCACCGATAAGATCATCTTCGTCAGTCTCAATAGTAATGTTTACACGAATCAGCTCCCTGCCAAGCTGGGCACAAGCTTGCTCCACAGAGAAAGTTTTACCGTTACCAGAAAGCCCAGTAATGAATGTGGGATAAAAGATACGAGATTGAATAATTTTGCGTACATCGCTAAAATTACCAAACTTGACGAAGGAATCATCTTTTTTGGGGATAAGGTTTTCGTTATTCCCGCTCGGGATAATTGTAGGGGATGCTTGGTAGGTTTGCTCCATTTGTTCCCGAACGGTAAGATCCCATTTGCCACGACCAACTTTGTAGTCTTCAAGTTTCTTGGTTACAGTTGGATAAGACACACCACGGCTCGCACAGAACCCGCGAATATCTGCTGCTGTAATTTTGCTGCTGTAGTTGGAACGGAGTTCGGTGAGAAGCTGTTCTGTCTTCATGGCTTTCGTTTGTTTACCTGAATATTATAAGGTATGAAAAAACCCCCCGAAGGGGGGAGTGGACAGTTGATCAATTGACATGATTCCTTATGATGGAATAGATCATTTCTTTAATCATGAATTGAGGATTTTCTTGAGCCTCTTCTACACTTTCTGTTACTTCACTATCTCCATATTTAGTATGTATAGCATTGGAAATTCTAGTGAGTTTATAATGCAAATCTCTATCAGCAGCATTTTTGATCATGCTGGTAGTCCAAAAAATAGCTACATCCCTGGTACCTTTTGTAACTTTAGAAACTGAATGACACACTCCAGTATCATAAGTAACTGCCCATCCTGTTGGAAGTTTTATGTTTCTAACATCTCCATTATTCCATAAATTTAGTTCACCACCTTCATAACCTTCATTGAGAAATAAGGTGGTACTAAAATGACCCGAAGCTGGAACATCATGGTGAGGGTGGTAATACATTCCCTCACCATATCTAGAAATAATAATATCAGTTGATTTTTCTGCTGCGGTAAATCCAAGGAATTGTTTGTCTTTATTGAGATCCTCGAATATAAGACTTTCTACATCTCTTTCAGGATAATTTTGTATTGCTTGCTGGCAATTCTTAAGACCATCTGGACCATCAAAGCTATTATTTCCATCTTCCCATACAAGATGGGGCTTTAGAGAATTGATCTTTTCGATAGTTTCATCACTTAAAACTTTTCTAATTAGGTACATAATCAGGCAATCATTCCAATAAATTCACCAAGGATTTTCTTGTTATTTTGCTTACTCTTCATAGATTTAGAGAAAGCAGTTTTAATCTGTGCTTTAGTTGCGTTTTCCTTTACTTCCATTTTAACATCTTCATGGAGTTTATTGGATGCAAGGATGAAATATTTATCATAACCTCGGTTAGTGAGGCATATAGTTTTCTCCTTTCTCCATTGATTTTCCTTTTTAGTATCTCCTTTGATTGCCTCACGAACATACCATTGGCTAGAACCACGCTCCAACAAACGGAAGCCGGTAATAGTGCTACCTTTATGGGCGTGTCGTAGATCTTCTAGGATAATTTCCGTTACTGGTTTTTCAGGTCCAAAGTGGCGAACAGTTCCTGTTTTACGATTACGAAGATAACAAGTCTCACCATAAAGCTTCCTAACAAGGAAAGAATCAGGATCATTATAAGCAGGAACAGTATAACCAATAGGAGATCCTTCCCCATCAGTTAGGATCATAGAATGAACCTTCTCTACATTGTGCTTTGATTTGAAGGTTGGAATGATTTTATTGAGAGCTACAAGAGCTTCATTCAAAGGAGTTCCGCTCAAACCAATTTTGGAAGGAACAAGGTTATATTCATGAGAACTATACATGCGAGCAATCATATAAAGATTCTGCATCTGATCTACAAGATTTTTATCAGAAGAAGAAATCATATTCAAAAGTCGGAAATAATCACCAAGGAAAAGTTCACCGGCTTTTTCTAGCTCCTCATTTTTGCAGTAAGGAGTATTCTGTTCCCACTCATTAGTGAAGGCATAAACATCGAATGGGATATTTACCTTATCACAGAACATAACAAGACTGATAAGCTGCTTCACAGTATCAAGGAGAATATTACTCATAGAACCAGACCAATCAAGAATAAAAATTAGACCATGGTTCTTACCGTTAGGAAGAGTGGTTACTTTCTTGAAAAGGTCTTCATTATACTTATAGGTATGAAGCTTGGTGCAATCAAGAACACCAGTGCGTGAAGTTGCTGCACGAGCGTATGCTGCTGCAGACTTCTTACACTCAAATTCCTTGACCATATAATTCACTTCAGACTGGATTTCGCGTTTGAAATGCCTGAAGCTTTCTGCTTGAGTATCTAGAATTTTAGCAATCCAATCATCTTCACTCTTTGCAATCGCCCTATCCCAGACCATTTTGATGTAGTCATTGACTTCACTGCAAGGAACGATAATTTTATCCAAATCAACTTTTGGATATTCCACATAAACAGGATCATTACCGTATGAAGAAGTCATCTCCTCAAGTTTATCTTGAAGCGAGTCCATAGTTGAAACTTCATCATCATTATGAGCACCACCTGAAGAAGATACAGGAGTTTCAACTTTCTCATCACTTTCTACAGGATCTCCATCATCAGAATCTCCATCCTGAGATCCTTCAGTTTGATCTGAAGATTCTTCCCCATTGGATTCTCCATCTTGGGTTTGCTGATCGCTCTCTTCTTCACTAGAAGAGGCTTCAACTTCTTCCTTTTCTTTCTCTTCTTCTTGTTTCTCATTATGCATCTGATACATACGCTCTGCAGCACGCTTTGCGTCATCAAAGGTTTCAGCTGCATTGATCTGACG